GCACGACCACCAGAAACAGGGTATTTTGCATGCATTGAACAACCATCGTTCGGTCTTGATCTCTCCGACTGGCTCAGGCAAAAGTCTTATTATATACGTCTTGGTTCGGTTTCTTCAAAAGGTATTACCTACAGATCGCAAAATATTAATTTTGGTTCCAACAGTAGGTCTCGTAAATCAGATGGAATCTGATTTTTTTGATTATTCAAGTCAAGACAAATCTTGGTCCTGCAAAAAATACATACACAAAATCTCTGCTGGTGTAGATAAAGAGACCGACAAACAGATAGTCATATCAACTTGGCAGTCAATATACAAGTTACCAAAACAGTGGTTTGATAAATTTGACGCAATCTTTTTTGATGAATGTCATCAAGCAAAAGCGGAATCGATAAACTTTATCGGTCAAAAACTTTCAAAGGCTTGGTTTAGAATTGGGACCACTGGTACATTACAACAGACACAAGCACACAGATTAAGCATAGAAGGAATACTGGGTCCAGCTGTCCAGTTTATTCATACAAAAAACTTGATGAATAAGGGGCTATTAGCAAAACTTGGTATAGATTGCATTTTGCTTAAATATACAGAACAAGAAAAACAATTACTTAAAAAGCAAAAATACGTCGATGAAATAAAGTGGATCGTAGATAATGAAAAAAGAAACGAATTCATCAAAGAACTCGCACTCCGCACCAAAGGGAATACCCTTATCCTCTTTAATTATGTCGAAGCGCACGGGAAGCCCCTTGCCGCTCTCTTGGAAGCAGCGGGAACGAATAGAAAAGTATATCTCATTCACGGAAAAACAGAAGCAGACGCAAGAGAATATATCCGCCGGGTTATCGACAAAGAAAAAGACGCGATCCTTGTTGCCTCCTATGGCACTACCTCTGCTGGTATCAATATTGTTAATCTCGACAATATTATCTTTGCTTCACCTACTAAATCAGTAATAAGACTTTTGCAAAGCATCGGTCGTGGGCTTCGTGTTTCCGAGAAAAAGAAAACACTTAAAGTCTATGACATTGTTGACGATCTTTCTTGGAAATCTCACAAAAATCACGTGCTTAGACATTTTGAAGAACGTGTTAAAATATACAATAAAGAAAAATTTGATTACAAGATATGTTCAATGTCATTCGACAGCCTTTGAAAGATAAATAGTAAGGAAGGGAGGACATCACTATGTCCGATTCACTTCCTGAGAATGAATTCTCAGGCGCGTTGCGAGTAGTTAAGTTGACTTCTGGGGAAGAATTGATTGGAATGGTTAGCGAAGCAGCGCCTGATAAAATCACTATTAAACTACCAGCTCTTTTGGAAAATTATTATACAAAAGATCAAACTGGCCAGACTGTAGAATATGTAAAACTAACAAACTATTTACTGAACGTTAGAGGGTATGAAGTTAATCTACCCAGATCCGTAATAGTTTATATTGGATTGCCTGCAATAGAATTAGAAAAAATGTATGAAGTTTATTTTATGGCAATGCAGACTGATCCGAAATCAATTGTAAGTTCTTCTCCCGATGCACCCCACGGCGTAGAAAATGGATTAGAACTTTTAAACGAACTTTTTAATAATGAAGATTTTGTAAATTTTGTTAATGATATGATAGAAAGTTTTGAAGGGGTTGAAATTTTGGAAGATGCTGAAGGGGATGAAGAATGGGATGATGTCGTTGCAGAATCGCCTATAAGCCCTTCTGTAGAAGAAGAGCCCGAGCCTTCACCCAAGCGAAAGAAACGCAAGGTGATGAAGCCTGAAACGAATAAGCTGCCTTATAAACCGGATGCCAACCCGAACACCGCAGAGGGCTGGTCAGACAACCCCCTAGATTACATTTAAACTTGATTTTTTAAATTTGACGGAACTGGATCTTCTTGATTTCCGGTCCACAGATCAAAATATGAATATTTAAATGTGCATGTGGTTTTTTGAATTATTGCATCTGAGCTATCTGCTTGAAAATTTAAACCATTTAATTTTATCGGGATGATGTAATTAAACTTTGCTCTCAAAATTTCACAGTTTGTGGCAGGGTCATAAAGAAACAAATTTGCTTCATGGTGCCAAGATTGATACAAAAGATTGTGTTCGATATCATTCTTGATATTCGTTATATTACGAACCCAAGAATACAAACTCATCCAGTTAGTCAAATCCGAATCAACTATGAATTCGACATTAAGTGTCTCAAAATTTGCTACCATTGTTGGTACAGGAATTGTTGTACCAAGCGTAGTTGGTTGAGGTTGATCGGGAACCGAAATACCGGGCAAGTTTGCTCTTTGGCACATTAGTTCCATTTGTTTGGTCCCACGACCAAAAACCAAACGGAAGTAACTGTTGTACATCGGATTTGTGTTTGATGAACATAAACTCATACAATTATTTATGGTAAAACAAAAACCTCCCGATTACTCGGGAGGTTTTCGAAAGTTTTTTACTTTCCTAGGTTAGACCATCAATTAGATGGTGTTACCGTGGAGGTTTTGTACTGCGGTTAGGCGGTAGTATTGGTTCAAGCCACTGGTGAGGGTTTCACCGTCTGGTACGTTGCTGCTGTTAAGAACGAATGGGTTAGCAACAACACCGTAGCGGGTCTTGAAGGCAATGCGTGGTTGGAAAGTAGCAGGATCAACTGCACGTACCATTTGTAGCGGAACGTATGGGCAGTAGAAGAGACCTGCGTCGTATGGCGACTCGCCCTTATAACCAGCGCAGAAGAAGTTGAAACCAACTGGGCTGTATGGGTCGATGTAGACGCGGATCTTGCCACTGAGGATACCAGCAAAGGTGCTTTGTGTGTCATCAACGTTGAGTTGAGGGGCGATTGCTGGGCTGAGGCTCATGAAGCCAGACATGGCGAGGGCGGCTGCGGTATCGCTATCGCAGATGATGAAGTTGCCCTTACCACGGCGGGTTTCCTTGGCAATTTGGTTGCACTCACGCTCAATTTGGAAGCTGAGACCACGGAAGCGCTCGGCTGACCAACGACCGTCAGAGTCTTGATCAAGGTCATACACACCACCACCGCCAGCAGCACCGTTGAGGTCTGGTTGTGTCGAACCAGTCTTTGAAACGTAGTAGATGGTCTTGACGATCTCGCGGTTGATTTCAGCAAGAATTTCTGTGCTGAGGAGGTTGGCGAGTTCGGCTTCGGCATCCAATCCGTGAACGGCCTTGAGATCTTGTGCCAATTCGACGGTGTAGTTGCTGGATAGTGCGCGTGTACGAGCTTGGACGGCAACGCGGTCGATTGTGAACGACATTTGGTTCCAAGTTCCGTATGGTGAGGTTTGACCAATGCCTTCACCTTGTGAAGTGATCATACCACGGAGGGCTTGAAGAGCTGTAGCTGTTCCACGGAAATTAGTAATTCCCATGCCAGCTGTGTAGTTCCAGCCAGCAGATAGACCCTTAGATGCAGCAAAGGCTGCTGGTAAGGTCCAACCTGAACCGCCGAATGCGGCTTGTGGCTCTTGAAAGTTAGCTTCGGTGTAGTTAGAAGCATTATAGTTAGCTCCTTGGCTACCGCCGAAAGCGTAGTTGGAGCGCATTGCAAAGATGAGGCCAGTTGGGGCGGTCATTGGTTGAACGCCGCAGATGTCATAGGCCATCAAGTTTGGCATGGCGCGACGAATCAACGAGATGAGCACTGGGTCATAACCAGAGACTCTTGTTGTGTTCGTGTAGTCCATAGGCATTCCTAGGTTGCCAGAGGCCATATCTTCGGTTAGGTGTTGGCTACGAAGAGCTTGCTCTTGGTTCTCTAGAAGAACGGCTGTTACCTTCTTGCGGTAATCATCTTGGATCGAAGGAAGAGCATCATGCGAAAGCACTGGCTCCCACTTCTCGGTTAATACGTCATATGGTGTGTTGTCTGCGAATTGCATTTTTAAGTTATCTCCTGTGAGGTAAAATTATTTATAAAATTTGTTTTTTAGACTTTTTTGTTTAGTCTACCCAAGGCTCCAACATATCCTTCTACTAATGTTGTTGGATTACCCTTGACTGGTGAAAAAGTTTGCTCTGGCTCTGGTGTGCGGGCTGGAGCAGAAACTTTTGATGTGTTTACGTAGTTTTCTTTGATGGCAACTAGCTTGCTGCGATACTCGTCGGTCGATGCAAAGCTAACGTTTTCCATCAAGGATTGAAGCTTAGAAATTTGTGTGTCGGCAAGATCTCTTGTCTCGGCAACGAAGATTCCAGCGCACTCTGTCAATTCAACTTGCTTGCGAAGAGCAATGTTTTGATTGAAAGATTCATTGAGCTTACCCTCTAGTTCACGGTTTTGGGCATAAAGTTCGTCTAGAACGTTATACTTCTCGTTTGGAACGTCAATGTAGTGGTTCTCAAAGAGATTCTTCAAACCAGTGATGAAGTTTTCAGCGATTTGAGTCTTGATGCCTTGTTCAACGGCGACAGCGTTTTCTGTCATCCATTCTTCAACGACATAGTCAAGATAATCATCGACCTTTTCAACCAAAGAT